GAACGCAAATACCAACAACGGCAACAGCAGGTTCAAAGGCTGGAATTAGAACAGCATCATTGAGACATTCAGTTGGGCAAGGTTTTAGCTTTTCGGTTGGTTGGTGCATACAAGACGCTTCATTTGTAACAGGTGCAAAACAATTTCACGGACTTTTGCCAATAAGTACATTAAGTACGATAAGCAATTTAGTAGATGTTTCAAGTTTGGTTAATTTTATCGGTGTTGGAAGTGATGCAAGTGATTTAAATCTACAAATATTTCACAACGATGCAACGGGTACGGCTAGTAAGATTGATTTAGGAGTAAACTTTCCTTCAAATAGAACGGTTGGAGCTGTTTTAGATAAATTCTATGTATTTGATTTGTATAATGAATACGATTCGATGGAAGTGAAATATAGAATAACTGATAGGGTTGCTGGTAATTTTACACAAGGAACATTAAGTACCGACTTACCATTAGATACTGTTTTATTAGCTCCCCAATCAATTAGAACAAATGGAGCTACAGCATTAGCAACGGTAACACAATGGAGTCATTTAATAGCTTATTCATTATAAATTATGGAACAATTTAACGTAGAAATTCACAGAATAGTAGATAATCATAACGGTACATTTTACTATGAGTTATCGCCAACAAATTTAGCATTAAAAGACTTGTTATTAAAAGGGTGCGAAGGTGTAGAAGTTGAAACGACAAATAACAGAATAGAAATGTTTGAAATTTTACAAACTTATTATCCAAGTATAGCGGTTAATTATTACTTATAATTTTGACGTTTTAAAGTCAAATTAACATAAAAACAATAACTTAAATTTACAATATGATAGGGAATATCTATATTAAAGGTCAAATTGGTAATTCATACGATGAAAATGGTATAGTTACTAAAATGGGAGTTGAATTAATTGATGTAGTTTCGCAAGTTCAAGGACTTGGCGAGGTTGACAATATTAATGTACATATTGATAGTGAGGGCGGTTACGTTGAAGTAGGTCGTTCAATTGCTCAATTTCTTAGTTCACTAGGAAACGTTAATACAATTGCTGAAAATCTTTGTGCGTCAATCGCTACAGAAATTCATTTATCAGTTCCACTTAATAACCGATTTATTCAAGAAGGCACAGCGTACATAATTCACAATCCTTTTTTAATGAATGTAACTGGTGATGCAAACGCCTTAGAGGAAATGTCTAAAAACATTAAGGAAACTGAAAGTGAAATGATTAACAACTACGCTAAAGCTACGGGAGTTAGTAAAGATGCTTTGAGCGGTTTGATGAAAATTGAAACAAGTTTAACGACTGACCAATGTTTAAAATTGAACTTCGCAAGTGCAATAGTTCCAAAACAGCAACAAAGAGCAGTGGCTCTAATTTATAATCAAAAACAAACAAATATGAAAAAACCATTAATGGAGCGTGTTGCCTTAGCAATGTCGATTTTAAAAGGTGAAGAAATTGTTGCTACGGTTGAACGTAACCAATTAGCAATGATGGTTGAAACGGATAAGGGTATTTTAAACCTTCCATTTGATGACATTCAAGTTGGAGATGCAGTTTTACTAGAAGACGGTACGGTTCCAACAGATGGTACTTACTTAACTACTGAGGGTGCTACAATCGTTATTCTTGACGGTCTAGTTACTGAATACATGCCAACTCCTGAACAAGAAATTGAATTAGAAGTTGAACTTTCAGCAATGCCTACGCAAGAAGAAATGGACGCTTTGACAACTGAAAATGAAAGTTTAAAAGCTGAAATTGAAGCATTGAAATTAGAGTTAGACAAAGCAAATGGAGTAGCTGAAACAGTTGTGGCTAAAATGGAAGAGTTAGCGAAAGTTGGGAGCAATTATACACCTCCTGCACAAGCGACGGTTTTTAGAGAAATTGAGACTCCTAAGACTATCAAAGAACAAATGAAAGAAAGAAAATTAATTAGTAAAAACAAATAATAAATAAATAGTAAACATGGCATTAATAGATGTAACGGACTTAACGTTCAACGGAGAAGAGATTAAAGCAGTATCAGAAGCAGTTTTTGAAAGTGCATTTTCTAAACCTGAATTAACAAAATTCCACTCAGTAGTAAATGGAATTGTAGCAAAAAAACAAATTGCAATCTTAGGTAGATTGAATGGTTTAGTTGGAAAAGGTACTGGTTCTTGTGACCCTTCAAGTGCAACTAACGCAATTGTAAACACAGAGAAATTTTGGAATCCTGCGGTTGTTTCTGATAGATTCGAGTCTTGTTGGTCAGATTTAAAAGAAACTTTCTTTTTATACGGAACTAAAAAAGGTATTGAAAAATACGATTTAACAGGAACAGACTTTTTGAACTTTGTTGAAGAATTAGTAACAGATGCTATTCAAGAAGCTATCTATAGAATTGCTTGGTTTGGTGATACTACAGCTGAAAACGTTGTTGACGGTGGTGTTATTACTAACGGAACAGACTTAGCTTATTTCAATAAAATCGATGGTTTTTGGAAACAAATTTTCGCTATCGTAACTGCAGATTCAACTAGAAAAACAACTGATTTAGCATCTAGAAATGGTCAAGCGTCATTTGCTCTTCAAAATTTCACATCTACAGATACAACAAACAAAGTAGTTTCAAATGCATTACAAAATTTACGTTTTGGAGCTGATTACAGATTACGTGAACAAGCTGGTTTGGTTTATGTAGTTACTCAATCAGTTGCTGACCAATACGAAAGAGAATTATTAGCTTACAACGTAGCTTTCACAACTGAAAGATTAGAAAACGGTATCACTTTACTTAAGTCTGGTGGAATTGAGGTTTATTCTTTCAATTTATGGGACAGAATTATCCGTTCTTACTACTCAAATGGTACTGTTTATTTCTTACCTCACAGAGCGTTATTGGTAACTCCTACAAACTTACAAGTTGGAACTGAAGAAGTAACTGCAATGTCAGGAATGGACGTTTTCAATGATAAAAAATCTAAGAAAAACTTTATCGACTTTGCTTTCAACATTGATGCAAAAGTAGTTTTAGATTACGAAATTCAAGTAGCATATTAATATTAAATGGGAGCTAAACACTCCCTTTTTATTCACTTTTAAAAAAATAAAAATATGTCAGTAGTATGTGGTGCGATTGCATCAAACATTTTAATAAGTTGCGAAACCCCTATGCAAGGTGGGACACGTGACAGAGCGGTAATATTCAATTTTGATGATATTTCTTCAATTGTTTTTGATGCTACAAATACAAGTACAGTTGAGGACATTGTCTTAGCGGCTGGTAAATTAGCTTATCAAATTGATGGTAAAAATAATTCAATTGCACCTAAAGCGTCAATGGTTAAAGTTGGATTCAACAACATGTTCGACCATTCTGTAATGATGAAAGGGTTTGATATTTCACCTGAGATTAAAGAGCAACTTAACTCAATGAAAGATGGTCGTTTTGTTATCATAACAGAAAATTATTACAAAGGAGTGGCTGGAAATTCAGCATTTGAGATATACGGTTTAACTACAGGATTGGAAATGTCAGTTTTGGAACGTGACCCAAACAATGCAGATACTCAAGGAGCGTTTGATTTTACTTTCACTACAATTAATAATAAAGAACCTCGTTTACCGAACTCTTTATTTATTACTTCTTATGCAGCATCTAAAGCAGTTGTAGATAGTTTATTGTAAATTCAAAAATAATTACTAAATTTAAGGGTGTCATTTATTTGATGCCCTTTTTTTTTAAATATGGAAGAACAAATAAACAAAGTTTTAAGCTACGAAAAAACCAAACATTTATGGAGAGGAAATCACCTTTCTGATGAGTGGCAGGAATCAAATAAATTAAATATTACCTTATTTGGAATTAGTCTAAATAAGGCTCAAAAGTGCGAATGTATAGAGGATTTATTTTTTGCATTAAAAAGACCAAATATTACAAACAAAATAATAGAAAAAATGGAAAAACAATTTCACGTTAAAAAGGGAGCGGTAATAATGTCGTTCGGTGTTGATACAATTACAGAGCATTCAACTGATAAACAATGTATTTCGGCTTTAAAACACAATCCAGTATTGATAAAATTCTTTGAAAAAGTACCTGAAAATTGGAAAACAATAGTTGGTATAGTTGAGGATGTTAAGGAACTAGCTGAAGAAATTAAAGAGGTAGTTCAGGCGGTTAAAAGAACTAGAGCAAAACGTAAGTAATGGCTAAGGTAAAAAGTACGGCTCAAAAGGTCACACAGAGAATTGACGTTATTGATAACATTGGTTTTTTTGTTAAGAAATACGACTTTGATAATAAGTATCCTCAAAGGGTTACTGATATTGTCAATGATAGTGGAACTGCGAAAACTTGTTTAAAATTGTATGAAAAATTTGTTTTTGGCGGAGGTCTTAAGGATACTGATTTCTACAAAAGTAGAATTAATTCAAAAGGCGAAACTACGGATAAATTTGTTAGAAAATTAGTTAAAGATTTCGGTAAATTTGGTGGGGTAGCTATTCACGTTAATTATAATGGTTTATATCAAAAAAGGGAAGTTAGTTTAATTCCGTTTGAATTTTGTCGATTAGTTCCTGAAGGTGATGAACGATATGGAATGATTGAAGTGTACGACGATTGGGGAATGACTAAGCATAAGAAATTTGATAAAACGGATATTGTTTATATTAACCCTTATAATCCTGCAAATGTAGAACAAGAGGTTGAGGACGCTGGAGGTTGGGAGAATTACAAAGGTCAAATCTACTATTCACCAATGAATGAATACCCTTTAGCTCCATTTGATGCAGTATTGGAAGACATGTTAACGGAAGGTCAATTAAAGAAATTCAAACATTCTACGGCAACGGATAACTTTTTGGCTAGTCATTTGCT